CGGCATGCTCATCACGTCATCCGGGTTGTTGATCCGCTTGATGTTGCGTTTGGAGGACATGGCGATCCGTTGCACCTGGGGCGGCGGCTCCACGCCAAACTCGGCGGCAATCTCGCACGCCAGATTGAACCGGAAGGCTCGCAGATAGCCCGGCGGGACCACTAACGTGGTGGCGAGAAGCGCCGGCTGCGTAAGCTCGGTGACGCTGACGATGTGCCAACTCAACGCCTTGGTCGGCACCGGATACACCGTCATCTCTACATTGGACATCTTCATGTTGACAAACATGACTTGCGGATAGGTGCTGGTCACCGTCTTGACCGCGATGCCGTTGTACTGCTGCTGGTTTATCAGCTTGATGCCAAAGCTGATGTTGTTGCTTGGATCTCGGAAATAGGTTGAATCGTCAACCTGCACCGGACGGTTGCCCACAAAATCGCCGGTTGGCCCGAGAGTGCGCGTTGCGGTATTGGCGGGCCAAGTGAACACCTGATCTTGAGTCGAGAAGACCGACAGGCGCTCGGACGACCAACTGTCGAGCATCTGGTTCATCGCGGTCAGCGCATCCGCTGAAGTGTTTGCCGAGGGCGTTTCGCCTTCAGCCAATTGACCGATGAGCCGCAAGGCTCCGTTGATCTGGTCTCCCGCCGATGTCGTCACTCTACCAACTCCTTACGCGGGCGACCGCGAGGTCGGATCAATTCATTGACCACGGGTGTAAGCAACGCACCCGCGTCGTACCGTTCCCAACCGTTCTTCTCATCATACGCGGCCTCGGCCTCTGCAATGGCGACCTTGTTGCCGTGTTCAGGATGCCGCAAGTAGATGACCATGATAGCCCTTAAAAACCCGCCCCCCGGCGGTATTGCCAGAGGGCGGTAGTGCTTACGCTATCCGATAGACCGAGTACGCCGCGGTGCCGGTTTTGCGGAACAGGAACTGAGCCGCGCCACCCACGCCCGCCGCGCTGCCGGTGATAGCCACAACGAGGTTACCCACGGCAGTAATGCCGGTGCCAACCGCTATCGTGACGAGACCGGTGCTGGTGCCAATGTTGATTACCGTCAGCTTGAAAGTGCTGTTGGTTTTCATGTTGGTCATCACGGCATCGATCGCCGTTGCCGTAGGCAGGGTCAGGGTTGAGGCCGTGGTGGTCGGATCGACCACCAAAAGACCGCCCAGGGTTTGTGCGACCGTCAGAGTTGCGGTTGACGTTGCCGTTTGGGGCGCTGCTTGAACTTCAATTTCCAATTCATTCGTATTGCCATCAGTAAACTGATAGCCACCACCAACAGATGCGAGAGCCATGATTGTTTCTCCTAAAGTGTTAAGTTGCCCCCGCGCTGTGCGGGGGCAGTTTGGTTAGCCCCAGATCCGGCAGGCCATCGCGGGGCGAACGGTGCTGAAACCGTACAGCACATCAACACGACACGGCATGCGGTCGTTGTTGATGTCGTACTGACGCACGATTCGCATGGAGATGCCGTTATGGACTTGGCGCGAGGCCATGTCCACGCCCTGCGGCAGCAACAGGTCAGCGGTCGCCAACGTGATTGCATTCTTGTGATAGACCAAGTTCTGCGGGTACACGGTGGACGCGGTGCCCAAGAACGTCAGCGCAGCCGACGCGACCGGGAACGCATCAATCGTCGCCAGCGCATTGCTCGCGGTGTACATCGCAGGCAAGAACGCGATGGTCGCCGAGGTGCTGGTCAAGGTCTGATCCGCAGACACAACAAACTGCTGCAGGCTACCCGTGCTAAGGCGAGTCTGCGGGTTGACCGCGTACACGTTAGCAATGGTAAAAATATCGCCCTGTTTGATGGTCTTGGTTGCGCTGGAGTAGGTAATGTCCAGAGTCGTTGCACCTTGAGTGGCAGGCACAGAAGACGCACAGATCGGCGAGCCGGGCAAACTGCCCACGGTGTGGTTGACGATCGACTGCGACATGTTTATTTCGTCGTAGCCCAGAACACCTTCGCCCATCATGCCGGTCTTGAACTGGCGGGAAATCGTACCCGTCGGGTTAAAGAAACCGGTCAGACCGTTCACCAGCCCCGCATTGGCCGCGGGGTTGAGCGTCGCATACCGCGGCGACATAGGCGCTGCCGACTCGTTCAGCTTCTGCTGCGCTTGAAGCAGAACCAGCGCGGTGGCCGGCGTGGTGCCAGGCGTCCCGACCGAGGCCGAGATCGACTTGTACGCATTCGCCACGTCAGCGTCAACACTCGACGCCAGTTGGCTGATACGCGGCTTGAGAACACGTTCCGCAAAGTCGTCCAGTTGCATGGTCAACTCGGCAGAGGTGAAGTTGATGCCGATATGCTTCTGGCTGGACACGGTGAGGGTTGTGAACTGCTCGTTGTCGTCCTGCACTTGCAGGGCGGCACCGTCGGTCACCAGCGCACGATCCGGCAAGCGGATACGCAGCGTGGAGCCGATCTTTGCACCTTCGACAGCAAAGCTGTCGTCGTACTCTTTGTTAACGTTGCGGGAGATAACGAGGTTGTTCTCGAGAATCTCAAGAGACTTCCTAGTTATCATATCGATTGTAAGCAGGCTATTTGCCATGAAAAACTCCTAAAAGTATTTAGCGGTTCCTCGCTTCCTGCTTTTTCACTTGTCTTGCTCTTTCAGCTTCGATCCATTGACTTGTGGTCATTGTTTTGATTGACCGTGGGTCTGTGGTGTCGTAGCCGCCGGAATGACCCCCGCGGGCAGTAACTGGTGAAATCGGCGCAGGTGCGCTAGATGTTTGTTTCGTAATCGGTGTAGAAGCGATCTTTGCTTCCAGTTTTCCTATCTCTTTAGCTTGCAAAAACGGGTCGGAAAGTCGGGCTATGCGGTCAGCTTCCTTAGGGTTAGTGCCGAGATAATATGCAATATCAGGGCCGTTATCCGAGGCTTGAATCGTCTGGGCCATCACCTGAGTAATCGGCAACTTGGGGTTGTACGCGACCTGTTCAAAGTCCTCGTACTTGCTCCGTGCGTCCTCTTCCTTGTCGTGATAGTTACCCAAAAACTCTTGTTGCTGTTTCGCAAACTGTTGCTGCTGGACAATCTGCTGCGCCTTGGAAGTCGTCAATGCTTCGACGTATTCCTCGGTCGTCGTAAACTGTTCCGGCTTGACATGCTCCACAGGGACGGGCTTTGGTGCTTCGGCCTGCCTTGCTTCGCGTTCCCACTTTCGTTGCTCTCTTGCAAGCCTCTTGCCGATGGCGGCGTCCAGATCCTCTTGGCTGAATAGCTTCGATTCCTTGACCTCACCTTCGGGTGCTGCTTCCGGCGCTGCTACTTCTGGGGCAGGCGCTGCCGTAGCGTCCTGTTCCGGCGCGGGTTGCTCCGCTATCACTTCTTCAGACATGGCTCGATTCCTGAGAATCCCTAGAGTGCCGCCCTAGTACGGTAAAAAACTATTTCAGATTTATACGATTTTTTTGGTCGTATTCGTCTTTTGTCCCGAATTTGTAGGTTCCAAATTCCGCAGCAAGCATTTTGACTGTTTCTTCGTCCATCCCTTCCCAAACGCGCCAGATGTTTGCAGCCGGAAAAAGTACATAAAAGACGTTCATTATCGGACCCTCGTTGCTGAGATTCGACCTTGCATCGTCGGCTGTGTACCGGAAAATGAGGCAAACGCTTTGTACCGAACTGTAGTCGTAGAAGCCAGACTCATTCGGTAACTAGGAACCGCGCCGGGAACCGTTGCGTTTATAGGCAGCGCATAGTTGAAATCTGCCATTGTCCCGGCTGTCGCTTCAGCGGCGCTATTCCCCGCCGTTGTGCCAATCCAAAAAAATATACGTGTCGTAACGCTTCCAGTAGACTGCGCCGCCCCGTTGATTGACACCAACCAATCTCCAGCCGTCAGAGATATGGTCGTGATGTCTTGCGAAGTTGCGGTTGTCGTAATTGTTACTGCTGACGCAGGCGCAATGGTAGACGAAACATATTCGCCAACCGATCCGGCTGCGGCATCATTGTTTGTAGTAGCCCCAATAACACCGGACGTTGTGTTAAACGTAATCGAGGGAACTGTTGCCGCCGACGCACCATACGACAATATGTTCGCGGGCGTGATGCTGTAGTTGGCCCCGGCCCGCGCAATCGGGATAAGGTCCGTTGCCTGTGCGGGTGCGCCCGCTGCTAGTCCTGAGATCTTGGTATCGGCCACGTTGTTTCTCCTTACGCTTCAAGCAGTATAGTGCTGACCCCATCCTCAAGCAGGATGAAGTTAGAGTCTTCCAACAAAAGATCCCCGCCGGGGTGAACGGCGTCCGGTCTCGCTTTGCGAAACCAGCACATCACCCGCGTTGCGTTGAGGACTATCAATTGAAGGGCTTCGTGTAGACGATGCCGCCCGCGCTGATCTGGATAGCCGACACGCGGAAGGGCGCACCGCTGCCCGCGGGGACCGGGAACCACATGGGCGTGTAGGCCGGCACCGGCGTGTCCGCGGTGGTGGCCGTTACGGCCTCACCCACTTTGATGTAGGCGTCGGTCGTACACCACACCATCACGGTAGACGCTCCGGGGTTGTACGCCGTGGTGACCCCCGCCGTGCCGGTATAGGACACGCTGTAGCCCGTCGTGGCTATCGGATCTCGGACTACGGAAAGACGGTCAGTTGCCATTGTTACCTCACGCCAAGAATTTCAGTTTGTACAAGGTGGACAGATACAGATCGACAATGTTGTCGATCAACTGCTGCAACGGCGTGTCCGTTTTGTCGCACACGTCGTAGCGCACCGACTCGATCTCTTTGAGTTGGTCTTCCAGAAACTCGATGATGTTGCTGGTCTTCTTGGCCGACATCAGCGTAATGGGGCCGATCAGCCCGTTTCGGCCTTGGTAGGCTTCGGCAAAGGCATCCGCATGGCCCACGATGCCGCTGTAGAACTTGTTCAAGGCTTTGTGCTTGCTGTAGCTGCGGGTATTGAGGTGTACGCTATGCGCCACGTCCCGCGCCAGAAACAGGATACCTACGAAGTCCGAGGCTTTCATTGAGGCGTCATTCCTTGCTGTGGCATCTCTTGCGGCGGGGGCATCGCCCCTTGCTGTGGCATCATTTCCATAGGCATGGACTCCTCGCGCATCTCGGGCATCTGGCTCATCATGCTTTGCGATTCCATAGCCGCCGCGACCACACCCATTGCAATGTCTTGGATCTGTTCTTCACTCATGCCCGCCTGCACCGCGCTGATACGCTTGGTCTCGGCGTCATAGGCTTTGACCTCGCTGTCAAACTGCTTGATCTTCAGTTCTTGAGCTTCCATCGACTGGCTGACGTTTTGCAGCATGGCTTGCATCTGCTGCATCTCTTGGCCCATTGCCTGCATCTGCTGGTTAGCCGCTTGCAGCGCCGGATCGTCTTCGTCCGACAACAGTTTCGGGTCGATCGTCTTGGCAAACCGTGCGGCCATCTCCTGCGCGCCCGGCCAATCCATGTTCTTGATGAACAAGTCGCCGGCCACCGCCCACAGTTGCGGGTTGCCCTGCAACAGGCGCGACATGGCGTCCAGCGACTCCTGCCGCTTGGTCATGTAGCTCGGGCCGGTAGTCACCGCAACGTCGTACCTGCCGACGCCGGGGTTGTATATCTTCTTGATGACGATGCCCCGTTCGTCCTGTATCTTCTTGACCGGCATGGGTTGCATCGGGTCGATCATGGCCTGATCTGTTTCACCGTCAATGCCGATGATCCGCGCAATGCGCTGCGTGTCGTAGATCTTGGGTATCAGGTCCACCAGTTGCCGGGTGCCGTACCGAATGGCTCGCGCAAGGTTGTCCACATAGTGG